CGCCGCGCTAGCCGTGCCAGCCATATTGCTCAGTTCAGCGATTGCTGTCGCCGAATGGGCGAGAGCCCCAACCGCTACAGCTGCGGCGGCCACTGAAAGGCCGGCAGCTCGGCCATGAACTCTTCGACGCTGGGCTGCGCTCGCTCGCCGGCCAGCACCTTCACCAGCTCGGCAGTGGAATAGGTCCACACTGCCGATCGCCAGGCGAAGAGCGCGTCGCCCTCGGCCGAGAACTGCGGGTTCGGATCGCCTCGGTATGTGATGGCGGTCTGGATGCCGTCATATTGCCGCTCTCGCGCCTTGGCATCGAGATGCGCCTGGATAGCGGCCGAGTATTGCGCTTGCAGCGCTACGCGCGCTTCCGCTGCCTTTTGCTCGGCCGTGACAACTTTCGATAGGTCAACCGTCCACATTGGCAGGGTCCTCTTCAGCAGGATTAGGGATCGACGGCTGCGGATCGGCCGGCAATGCAATCACCCCGTCGGGCGGGTCAATGAGTAGCGGAGGAAATGCGACGGCCTGAGAAGGGCTCGGTCCGTGCGGCAGGATGAGCGTCAGGTGAAGCTCGCCTGCGATCCGTTCGACGGAGCCGACAAGCCATTCACAAGGAACCTCGCCGGCCGGGATCGTCGCGCCGTCCGGCAAGGTCGAGAAGTCGAATGGCACACCGTTGATCGTGAAAACGTCGCCTGCCTTGGTGACCGTCAGGAGGTCATCGCGGCGTTGGGGAGAGAGATCAATTTTCATCAGAACCACCTTCCGTAAGCTGACCATTCATAAGGAACATCGTTTGCGGTCGAGCCTGACACGCCCATCCTGACAGCGGCATTGGCACCGTTCTTTGAATAGGCGCCAAGCACCGTGAAGCCGCGGAAGGTCGGGAAGACCGATACCGAGTAGTTTGTGTTCGAGAACGTCGCCGGGAAGCTGATCAAAGCGTTGCCGGTGACCGAGGCTCCAGAGGTAGATCCGAAGTGGTTGTTGAGGTTGGTCGAAACGTTAGTCGTTCCCGTCCCCCAACAGATCTGTGTGCCGTCAGCAAAACGCACGTACTCGCCGTTGGCGTTGCTGCCGCGCTCAATGATTGCGCCAGCCGGGAAGCCTGCCGAGTTTGAGGCAGTGCCTACAACCGGTAGCTCAACAATCGTCCAGTCCGTCCAGCTTGTGCCGCCGTTGACGGTGTTCCTTCTGAAGACCTGGTTGTTGTCTCGGTAGAAATATTGAAACACCGCATTGGCGCTTCGCTGGAGAACCACGAGCGTGCCTGTCGTGGCTACCGAGGCAGCTCCGGCATAGGTGTTGGCCCAGTTCCCCGAGAGTGTGTAAACGCCGGCAACGGTGATCGTGTTGAGGTCGCCATCGACCAATCCGACATCACTGTTAGCAGGGGATCGAACGGATCCACCCCATACAGGACCAAGCTTCAGCAGTGCGTCGAGCACACCCGTCGACGAAAGCAGGTCTCGCCCCTTTGCCTTGATGTCCGCCAGCGCGCCCGAGTTTGCACCGGTGAAGTAGGCGAACTTGTCCGCCGCGGGGTCGAGCCCGGTCAGCGCCGTGAGCGCCGCATTGTCGAGCCGCTGGATATAGGTCGAGAGCGCCTGGGCGTTGACGGTCTGCTGCTGCAGGTAGGCCGTATCGCGGATGATCCAGTATCCCTGCCCGGCCGCCGTGGTGCCTCGCCAGGGCTTGGCCAGCGTCAGTTGCGTGTTGCTGTCGACGGAGAGGATCGGGACCGGGTTGCCGTTGCTGCTGTCGAGGCCGAAGAACCCGCCGGCGATCAGTGCGGTGGCCCAAGCGGTCCCGGAGCCGGTGACAACGGCGCTGCCGGCGGTCACGGAAACCGTGCCGGTTACATAGGGTATCGTCATGTCAGGAGTTCCTAAGCTGGGATGCCGAGAATGTAGTAGCGGATGCCGAGCACGTGATCGGCGCCTTCCGTGCGCCACGTGCCGGGATCGTCTGCATCGTTGTAATAGTCGCCGGGCTGCCCGCGATGGGTGACAAACGTGGCGCTTGTCTGTGTGAGCCGGCAATGGGAACTATCACCACACTCAAAATTGCTGTTGGTCGAATAGACGCGTTGCCGAACGGTCGGAAGCTTGATCGATTCGGTCCAACTACCAACGTTCGTTTCGGACCCCGCCCCGTGCTTGGTCATGTATTTGACCATAGGGAACATGCCGGAAGCGTCAAAGTTGATGACCGTTTGGAGCGGGCTGCCTACCGCAACACTGAAATAGCCTTCCGCAATGATTTGCACGCAAGGCCAGCGCGTATCGATGATGATATCCGCCCATGATGGCGGGTTGGCGGAACCGGGGCGCAAGAACTGCACAACGTCCTGGCCGCCTTCCGTGAATTCCCTTAGCACCCGGTTACTGCCGTTCGTCGGCGGGTCTCCTGCGTCGAGGTAGAGCATGAACCGGGCGCGCATCGTATCGGACGAATTGAAATAAATTCGCGAGCCGCTGAACCAATAATCCGCACCCAGGCCGTTGCTCATGTTCGGATTGAACGGGTAATAGATCGTTGATCCCTCGTAAAAATGAACATCAAGGGCGATGTTTGCCGGCAAGGTGATGCCGGTCTCATAGAAGGATTCACCGGCAGGAATTGCGATATCCGCGGCGGCAATGACCTTCACGGGCACACGGCGGCTGTCAAAAGAAACTTGCCATTCATTCGCCGTCTCCGCGTTGTAGCCGGGCTTTGCGATGATCATCTTATCGGATCGCAGAATGATGTTCTTCGATCCATTTGGAGCCAAGGGCGGCGCTTCCAGCGACGGGTCTTCATTGCCGGGCAGGTTCCACACGATCAACCGCTTGTCTCGTGACAAGAAGCGGTTGTATGCATCGTCATTCGTTGACGTGGTGATTTTGGCGTAAGTACCGTATGGGAAATCACCCCATTGACTGACACTGCCGCTAAAGTTCTTCATCCACGGGGCCTGATACCAGTTCCCCATAAAGAAATAACCGCCTTGGTCGTTATAGTATTTCCCTGAATAGCGGCGCTGAATTCGCTGCTGGTTGAAACGCCCGGTGTTCGTCCGTGTGGCTTTCACGTCAAACAGGGGCATATTGTATTTGCATTTCGGGAATGCGGAATTGCGGAACAGCCATGTCGACTCCCCGCCGCCTGATCCTTCCATCTTCTGATAGTTGGACGCATTCGACCCTGCCGGGTAATAATTGTATTGGACACTTCCGCCAGAGCTAATTTGATTGATACGCTCGATATGCGCAATCGACGCGTTCAGAGCGTATTTCGAGTTATAGAGGAACTTCGATCGCTGACTGTCCGGCGTGGTGCGCGGATTGTCGGCGTCATTCTTCATGATCTTGATGCAGCCGGCGCCGGTCGAGTCGACGCCAATCATTGTCCTGGTCATCAGCTGAAGATCTCGATCGTGCCGTTGTTGAGGTCGATTTTCATCTTGCCGTTCAGTGACTGAAGAAGACCGGCGTTGACCGTGCCGATGTTGGCAACGGCCAGCTTCAACTCTCCGTCTTCGAAGACGAGTGGGTAATGGCGGCTGTTGCCTGACGTGACGAGGAACTGATCCGCCTGCACGGCCATGCGCGATTTCTGCACACCGCCGTCGGTGTAAAGCTCGACATAGAAGCCCGACACCTTAAAGCTCTGGCTGGTCCCGGCCCGCAACAACACCGAGAAACGGGCATCAACGCCGGTCGGCGCCGCGACCGCCTCGAACTTCACCAGTCCTTGTGCGAACCTGCCGTTGAAATCGGCGCTCACGCCGCTGATGCTGCTCGCAAGCGCCCCGTCGCCGTCTGCGCGAGCGGTCTCCTCGGCGATCAAGCGGGCGAGGTTGCCATCGACTTCGGCGTCGAGTGTCGTGATCGAGCTTGCGAGGGCGCTGTCCGTCGTTGCGCGCACGGTCTCCTCGGTGATCAGCCGGGCATGTGTGGTGCCGAGGCTAGCCTGCAGGTAGGTGAGCAACTGCGCCATCGCCTCGTTCTCGGAGACGCGAACCCGGCGCTCCTCGATGATCTGCGCCAGCGCATCACCTATGGTGGCAACGATCTGCTGGCGCTCGATCTGACCGACTGCGCCTTCGAGCGAGAAAGCATCCAGCAGCTCGACGAGGCGCGGCCGGAAGAACTCGTCCATTTCCTGCTGCAGTTCCTTGAAGCGGTTCAGCGCATCGTCCTGCAGCTGTTGCAAGCCAGTGAGCAGCGTCTGCAAACCGGTCGGCTGCGCCGTCGTCATCCAGGGCGTGAAGGTGCGCAGCCGGTCGGGCACGGTCGTGATCGTCGCCCGGGCGTTGTAGACCTTGCCGGAAACGACGTTCTTCGTGGTGCGGAAGCTGCCGTCCTCGGGCGAGGTGCACTGATCCTCGAAGATCTCTGTCGTGCCCTCGATCTGATAGACAAAGCGCACGGCGGTAATCGTCGGATCGTCCGGCGGGGTCCAGGTGAACAGCAGCGCCGGCGTGTCATAGCCCTGCGCGCCGTTGATCATGCCGACGGCAACATTGAAGTTCTGCACCGTCGAGAGCAGCGACGGATTGATCGGCGGCGTCGGCGGCACGACGATCGGGCCGGGCTCGATGCCGTCGTCGTCATAGATCGCCGCACTGGTCTCCGAAAGCACCAGGGTGATACGCAGCCGCTCGTCCGCCCGCCATTCACTGATCAGCCAGCTCTTGCCACGCCAGGTGATCCACTCGCCTTCCTGCACCGCGAGGCCAAAGCGACGGCTGACCGGAACCGTCGCCTTGCCGCCCATGCGGTTCTGCCGGTAGCGGATATTGAGCAGGTACTGCGCAATGTCCGGATCGGTCACCTGCAGGAAATCGATGCTCGTCTGCCGGTTCCGGCCGTCGGCGGCGATGTCAGCATTCACATAGACCGGCTTCAGGCTCTCCGGGTTCCACATCGACTCGATCGAGGTGAACTGGCCGGAGAGATGGTTGAAGCGCTGGAAGGCCGACGGCCGAAACTGCACGTCCTTGGCACGGTCAATCGGGATGTCGGCTGCAGTCAGATCCTTGACCGGGATCTGCGGTGCACCGGTAATGACGCCGGAAAGGCCGCGACGATTGAGCCCATAGCCGGCCATGGCATCGTCGAACTGCTTCAGCACCTCGGTGTGATCATCATCGCCGCTGACGAAGAGCGAGCACTCATAGGTCTTCTTGCCGTTCGCCCGCAGCGTATCGCAGACGTTCATCGCCACGAAATAGGTAGCGAGATCAATTTGCCCGAGGCTCTTGCCTTCGCCGATCAGCGTGCGGCCGGAGACGAGCGCGCGAAGGCCCAGCTGATAATTGAGGCGGTGCACGG